AAGTTTTTGTATTCTGAGTCTTTCGTTCTCAATAGCGAGTTTAGCCATGAGATCGCTTGCCTCAGACATTTTTTCAGCATCTCCAGCATCAAAAGCCTCCTTGTAAAGTTTTTTTGCTTGTGCAGATTGTGCCTCTATTCTATTCCCAAACTCTGAAGTGTAACCAGTATTGAGTTGCTTTAGTTGTTGTTGCAACTCCTCGTTTTTCTTTTTTTGCTCCTCCGCATACATAAATGCAGCTTCGGCTTCTTCTAAAGCTTGCTTTCTTTTAGCTGTTAATTGATTTATTCGCTTTTTGACATTATCAGAATAATTCTCTAACTCATCCTCTGATTGGTCATTACGAACATTTGTTCGCTCTTCCTCTTTAGCTTCAACTTCTGGAGCCTCAGTGGTTTGATCATTTGACTCCTCAATATCAACTAAGACATTTTGTTCTGGAGCCTCTTGCTCTAAATTTTTTTCTTGTGCTTCATTCATCATTCTCTCCACTATACATAAGAAATATCTGTTGGATCAAGTATTTTTGCAATAATATTATCGTCATTTATGAGCCTTAACTCAAGACCCTCCACTTTGAACCTATTTCCAGCATATCTACCCATAAGTACCCATTCTTTCTCAGAACAATACGCTCCATTTGGGAATTTATCTAAGTCTTTATAAGCGTCTGGACCCATTTTCACAACGTATGCTACCACAGTTGCAAATGATTCCCTCTCTCTAGTAGCATCAGGAATGTAGATACCGCCTTTTGTCTTTTCTTTTGGATAGTAAGGAATAACTAGAACCCTATAACCAGTTGGTTGAGGCAATCTATCAATAACAGATTTATCTAATTTAGATGGATCATCCTCGTTTTTGTTTGGCTCATCAGCTTTACCAAAACTTTTTGATATTGCTGATGGTGTGGGATTAATATCTTTTTTTTGTTGTGCCAATATCCTATTAGGCACATATAGCTTTTTACTCATCGTCTATACCTTTCATCGAGGCTCTTATTTCTTCCTCACACCAAGTCAGTCCTCGTATTTGACCTGTTATGAACCGATAGTCCTCCATTGTGGCTATCGAACCATCAACCAAAGACTGCGTTAATTCATCTCGTCTTTGGCGAATGTTCTTTAATAAAGTTTGAGCTACCTTTACACCATCCATATTAATTTTCACTTACTGTTGTATGACACATAGGACACTTGTATTCTTTATATTTGCTTGTACCAGGTTCTGGTATGTATTCTTCGTGTTTTACTTCTTTCATAGCTATTTTATGAATGTAGCATATGATGACTTCTTTTCTTTCTGTCAATTTTTTGTGTCCGTTTTTTTCATCTTATCGAATGATCTCATGCCACCAATACCTAACATTCCAAACATTAAAGGCATCATTACAGACATATCTGCTTGAGGTATATTAATGCCAAATCCAGCACATATAGGTGCTATCATATAATTTATTCCAAGGGATAGACCTGAAATCCAGCCAATTAAGGGACGCCATGAAGATTGAAACCAATTACCTTTGGCATCCTCTTTTAAAACTTCTATTTGAGCAAGTGCCAGCTCCTGGGCGTGTTTTTCAGACGTGGTGGCTATATCGTGTGCCAATTTAGCTTTTTGGTCTGCGTCTGGAATAAATTTATCAAGAAGTCCTGTAACAGGACCTATAAGTGCTTGTAACATGGCTACCTCCTAATATACCTTCACTTTTTTGTCGTCAATATTTGGTATGAGTTTACACATACATTCGTAATTTTCAACTTTAATTGGCACTTCTATCTTTTGACTACTTAATCTTTCAGAATAATATAAGCAATCATTTATGTTTTTAAAATATATTCCACCATTAAAATTATCATTTAGATAACACATGAGAAAAAATGCAGTCATTTTTTTCTAGCACGCTTTAAAGACTCTTTTGCGTTTTTTGCTATTTTAACAACCTCATTTTTTTTCATTACTTTGGCCCTCTGTTCCATGACAGTAAGGATTTGAATTTTTCTAGCATAAGGCTTGTTAATACGCTTAACTTTTCTAACTGTAGCACGAGCATCAGCAGGAGTTGCAAATTTAATACTAACAGTATCTTTTGGCTTTTCATCAGTATAGAGTCTTCTACCAGAGCCTTTAGGTTTTTTCCCTGTGCCAACTTTTGGATCTTTTTTCGCCATTTACTTACCATTTCTGTTCATTATAGCCGAGGCACCCATATATGCAGCAACGATGCCACCACCAGTGATATAAAAAAGATTACTAATATCGGAAAGTGCTTTAACTCTGTCGAGATCGACAAAAAACATCGCACCAGTAAATAAAGCCATAGCAACCAAACTAGCGGTAGCCATACGTCTTTGTGCCCTTTGCTTTCGTAAATCATGCTCTAATCTTTTAATCTCTGACATATGAGCAAATTCTTCATCTGTAATCACTCCGTCATTATCAATGTCATATTGTGCATATTTTGATTTATCTTGTAATCTTTTTTGTTTCATCTCCTACTCTCCTTGTAAACCCAAGCAAGGAAAAATAGAAAACCAATCACTGTGCAAGCTAACAAAAAATATCCTATGTATTCCCATATTTTCCTATAAAATTCTTGTCTAGCATAAATTTCTTCTTTTCGTTTTTTTCTTATTTCGGCTTCCATAGAAAGAATCTCATTCCAGGAATTAGCTCCATAATGAAAATTTATGAAAGTCTTTAACTCTTGACGCTGGGCCTCCAATTTCTTTTTTGCTGTAAAAGCCTCTATTGCACTAGCCTCTATCTCATTACCCTTAAACAATTTTCTTAACGGAGAGGCGTTTTTTGCAGTTTTTTCTGCGTTATCAATATCACTTAACGCTGACATCCAGCGTCCTAAATCTTTTCCCATAGATTCAATTTCACGACCTGCCTGGAAGCCACGTTTTATAGCATTAAAAGCAGTATTAGCTGCTGTAATTGCTACGCCTATGGTTGCGGGATCCATCAGAATATCCCCTGAAATTTTTGTGGTTTAGCTATATCAGAAAACTTTTTTATTATACCGCCGTTACGCTTTTTTACTGGCTTTTTTCGCTTTCTTTTTTGGCTTGTTGTTTTTGGCTTTGACTTCCCCGCTGTTGACAACGCTATCGCTATTGCTTGTTTCTGCGGGTACCTCTCTGACCTCAACTTGCGTATGTTCTGGCTGATTGTTTTCTGGCTCTTGCCTTTTTTCAACGGCATCTACAACTCCCTCTCTTGCAAGCCTTCTTTGTCTTTTCTTTTCTTTTTCTACTTCCCAAATTTTTTCTCTAACTGAACTTACCATGATCTACCCTTTCATTGCTCTCATTGCAGCTATATCTCGAGTTGTTTGATCTCTTTGATTAGCTATCTCTTCTTGTTGATCCAATCTTTGCTGATCAAGCAATACGTCATTTCTTTCTTTTTCTTGATCAAAAGTTTGTTTCTTTTCAAACTGGTCTTGCTTTTGTGCTATTTCTTGCCCTCTAAGTGCTAATTCTTGCTTTCTAATAGAAACAAGAGGATCTTCACTTGGAGGTGGTGTTAATGCTTGTGCATATTGTTCTTGTATTTCAGATGCTATTTCTGCACTTCTTGATGCAACTTGAACAGCCATTTGTTGCATCGCATTAGGATCTTGTTGCATCATAGCTTGTTGCTCTGGTGGCACAGCAGCCATAACCTCTTGCTGTGCTTGTAATTCAGACATCATAGCTATGTGTTCAGATATGTGTCCCTGTAATGTCATCAAAATAGCTGCATTAGCTTGTGCAACAGGTGTGCTTATCATTGCTAAGTGAGCTGTAATATGTGCCTGATGATTTTGTTCTGGAAAAGCGATTAAGCTTTGACCTCTTAATGCCTCTTGGTTTTCTTTTGCAGGGTTCATGGGCATTGGCTGTGGGGGAGGTTGTAACACAGCCTCTATGTTAGTAACACCTAATGCTTCATACATTTTTCTATAAGCTTGATACATTCCATTAGGCCCATGAATTTCTGGATTGCTTTGTGCTAATTGTAATTGTGTTTGTGCTAAAGCGATACGTTGTGACATTGAAAATATATTTGGATCAGATACAGGTAATATATCTATTCTATCATCAAAGTCTGTTTGCTTAATTTCGGGTGGTGCTCCAGGAACTTGGTATGGATACATGGGAACATCCATAGCAAATATTCTGGCTAATAATTTAAATTCAATTTTTTGAGAATAATGTAAACGCTTATGGATCGCAGACATTACCTTTGTGCCACGTTCCATTATAGCCATAGTTGTGCCAACTGGTGCGTTGCCTTGCATCTCGCCGACTTTCATGTCAGCCATTGATGCAAAGCGTCTACCAGAGTCAATCAATGTGCCAAGTAGTGAATACAAGGTTTGAGATGGCTCCTTAAATGGCAATGGCATGATAGCTTGACGCAAATCCATACCCACCATATCTACATCTCTGAACTCGCCAGGATTTAGCGGAGTTTCATCATCTCTAATCCTTGCACCTCTTGCTTT